CACAAAACAAAAACAACATGAAGGCCGGACGCAGCCAAGAATTGCGGCACGGTGCCGCGAGCGGCGCCTTCCCGTAGTCGACTTCGACGAGCTTCCGCAAAACGTGGAGATCGCCGGCGCGCATCTCGCCGACCAGCGCACGGTTGGTCCACTCGACCACTTCCGCCTCCACTTCCGCTTTGCTGTGACCATATCGCTCTGAGAAGAACGTGTCCAACTCGGCGTCGCTCGCGGGCTCAACCTTGCCCATCGGAACGAAGCTCTCACTCACGGCGACCCCATTCGGCAAAGTAGCCAAGAGGCGCCGAAGGTTAGCAACGACAAAAGGAAAGCAGCAGAGGTCGTAGCACAGGCCCAGGATCTTCGAAGCGAGGAGCTTGGCCGGGTTGCCGGTGGTTGCAGTGAACGACAATTTGAACATGGAGCGCCCAAGCTTGGGCGCGAGCACTTTGCCCCCCGCAGAAGGTGTGAACACACAACTGCAGAAATCCACCTTGGGGCCAAGTTCTCCGGTCAACGACTCACCGGCACACTCATATTCAATTCCGACCTCCACCGCACTCTTCTTCATCTCCTCAAGGGTCCTGTCGCAACGCGCGGAGTCGATGATCACGCAGATGCCGAGAAGTGTGTTCCAATACAGCGTGTCGGGGTCGCCACTCGCGACATCCCCGTCGACACTGAAAGAGACACCCAGATGCTTGAAGGATCCCTTGCGACTGATCATGCGCTCCATCAGCTCAACGTGGTGCTGCGGCATCCCGAGACGGCGCAGATGCCGAGATTTAAGCTTGAGCAGGGCCCGTGTCACGTGTGCGTCCCACCTAGCGGCGTCCAGCGCATAGATGACCCCCTTCATGATCAACAAGACGTCGTCGCCACAGTCCACGATGCCCTTCTCTCCAGAGTCGCAGATGCGCTTGACTATGGCGCTGACTTCAACCTTCGTGCGTCCAAAGGCCACGCCAACACGCCAGCCGCCGATGGTGCTCGACTCCGAACCGTCGAAGCACTCACTGGCGCGGCGCCCGTAGGCTGTGAAGTAGCGGCCGAGCAACGCTTGGACCTCGTCTGTGCTGGCCTGGATTGTGCGCGGGTCGCTGCTGGCGATGCGATACTTGCGTGTCGCAGTAGTCACTTCCTTGTCCGCCTGTGAAAGGTTGACCTCGTGTTTGAGGAAGCAACTCCGTTTCGCCCATCCGTTTCTGGCCCCGAGCAACTCGTCGCTGAACATGGCAAAGCCGAAGGTCGCAATGCGAAGGAACGCAAGACCGTAGCGGTTGCGTTTGGCAGGCGGAAACTTCGCGGCCCAGTCTTCAAACGAGTCGGCAGGCACATGACCCATCTTGTTCGACATCTCATCCAGTAGCTTGACGATCCCATCTGTCGGCCGGATCACGTCAGGAGTCTTTTTCAGCACACGTCCCGCAACAGAGTGCGAAGCGTTGGCCGTGTTCCTGGCAAACGAGACACCGGGGGCGAAGCAAGGCATCAACTGAGTGAGGCGATTAGTTGTCGGCTTGCACCAACGTTTGCGCACGTCGAACTCTGCACCATCCTTGATCGGGAACTTCTTTTCAAACTCGGGGTCCTTCATGAGATCGACGAACTCACTGTCCACGCCCGCAGGCGCAACTCGCGGAAAGCGGTCGCTGTGCCCGGCGTTGTAGCTCTTGACCGCGGCAGCCAAACCGAGTGACGACAACACGCCGCCGAAGCCCAAGCTCCCGGCGGTGAATCGTGTCGCGGTGACGCCATACACCAAGCGCAGCCAGGCCATGAAACCGAAAGCTGTGAGCATCTGCGCGCCAGGCGCCAAGACGAGGACGATGAACCAGTACCACCCGTCACAAACGCCCTGGAACCCCAGGGCGATGTGATTCCAGAAAGAGTGCAAAAGGACACCGACGACGTACGGCTGCTCGGCGCAGAATCTGTGCATGAAGGCCGTTGGATGGTAGCGCATTGAGGACATGGTCGCGATGCAGCACGCCAAGACAGCACCGTTCAGCATCGGCAGCCCGGCGTTCAGGAACACGCCCAAGGCTGCCATGAAATTCTGATACCACATGCTCCAGTACTCCATGTATATGATGGCCACGGTGACGTAGCCGCCGAGGCGAAGCCAGCCACGCGGCGTTGGAATGGAAAGCCTCTTCGCTGCCTCCTCCCACAGCGGCGCAATGTACATGACGTGCATCGGCCCGTGGCCGAGGGTGTAGGCAGCGTGTGCAAAGAACCTGGCGACGCGTCCAGACTCGAAGGCTGCGTTGAAGAATGACCGATACCACTCCAGCCACGCCCACTTGTACTCGGGCTCGGACGCCTTAATAATCGTCCCGTACTTCTCATACGACTGCCGCAACTGCTGCTCGGCGCCCTTGCCGATTTGACACGGATGTGCCCTGTGGATCTCGTATTTCACCTTGCCCTCCTCCTCGTCGTAGTACGGCACGGTGACGTTGACATACCACACCGGATCGTCTGTTTCATACTTGCGCTTGAACTTCGGGCCGTTGTAGTTCTTGCCAGTGTCCTCATTGACATACTCTCGAGAGCAATTGGCCAACCCGCGATCCTCGTACATGTAAAACAGAGACATCTCAGCGGCGCTGAGGCGCATGTGCGAGCAGTCGTGGCCTTTGATCGACCCATTCTCAC